CTATGCTAGGATTTGATACCTTACTGCATTCCAATAATTCTTATCTTTATATAAGTCATTTCGATTTAACTGTATTACGGATGACTTGCTAATCGGATTTCTATTATATATATTACTTCTAACTGTAATCCTGCCCTCTTTACCAGTACCTATAGACCTAGTAAAGATAGCATAACCCCAAGGTTCTTTATTTTTACTATATTGACTAACTAAAGGATGAACATCATGTACAAATAACTTTGTTCTATCATCGGGGTTGTTTGTTATTAAATCCACATAGTTCAAATATTCCTCTTGAACTTCAATGATTTGCTTGTAAGTCCAGTCTGGAAATTCTCTATCCTTGATGGATTCTTCCAAAATATCCATAGCTTTGTCTAAGTCTTTGACTGTATAAGTTTTCAGTTGCTGACCTTTATCGTTAACACCAACAAAGTGTTTCTCTGCAAAATCTCTTAACGCAGGATATTTTTCAAACAGTGGACTGTCCTTTTTAATAGTGCGCATACTTCCATATTTTAAATCGTCGCACATCTCATATATCGCTAATAGTGTATCTTCATTCCCATACATCTTAAAATAATTAATCTTGATTAATATTTCTATCTGTCTGGAGTTTGTACTAGTTTCATTTACTATACAATTGATAGTTCTATTAAAATATTTATGGTCGATATTTGGATACAAATCATATAGCTGTTTTGCCACATCTGCATTCAAATATTTAACAGTAGCAACCCCTTTAGCAATAATGTGTTCTTCTTTATTAAATGCGTATTCAGCAGATGACGCACCAAATACCGGTGGCGAAATTTTAACACCATATTCCTTTGCAATCGCCGTACCAGTCTGAATATGGTCTGGACTGGTAGCACAATTTAAAGACGCAGTAACAAATTCATATGGATAATAGTATCTGTAATACGCACATAGATAGCTTAATAAGCAATAAGCTATTGAATGGTTATACCCAAACATATAAGAAGAGGCATCGATAAGTATTTGAATAAATGCTTTCGCTTCTTCTTCGGCTACCTCTCTTGGCTTATCTGACTTCTCACAATAGCCATTGAGGATTTGAGGTAAAGCCTTTTGCAATCCTTGTTCGTCCTTATGACCGATTGCTCGTCGTACATTATCCGCTTCAGAACCAGGCAAACCACAGATGTTTTGCAGAAACTTAATAACATCTTCTTGATACACCAAGTACCCATTATTATCAGCTAACAAATCATCTATCATCTTTGACGGATTCTTGTGTTTGACGCCTTTAATTAAATCATCTCTATATGAAGCACCTGAAGGTCTTAATGCCGCACAAACTAGTGACATATCAAAGATTGATTTTGGCTTAAACTGTTTTAACAACCCAAACGCATAAGCAGATTCCATCTGGAATAAACCTTCATTTGTTCTTAACATATCATTCCAAACCTTTTCATCATACCAATCAATTTCATATGTTTTTGGATATGGACAACCAATTAATTTACAGGTGTTAGATATAATTTTTACAGTTCTTAAAGGTAATAAATCATACTTAACAAGCGACACCTCATGAATTTCATCCATATCAATTTGCAGGCAAACTTCCCCATCTTTGAGGAATGTACCATAGTTTTCAGCTAACAACACGGGGCTGATAACGATACCTGCTGGATGCACCGACTGAGATATACGAGTTCCTAAGATGCCGTCATAATAATAAAACACTTCTGGATATTCTTTCTTCGCCTCATCCAAGCCTTTAGCAAGACTCTTCTTCATCTTACTAGTGAAGGCGTTATTATAAGGGCAATTACTCTCGTCTTCGCCTGGATGTTCTTTTATCCATTTTTCTTTGAACCCTCTACATATGATAAGCAAAGCTTCTGTCTCGGCCGCTGTGCCAAAAGCAGGAACTCTAGCAGTATATGGTTGTGTAAATCTATCAATAATATATTTAAAGATTTCCGGTCTTTCTTCAAGGATGACATCAATATCAATATCGCCAACTTCTTTTCTATCTTCGTTACAAAATCTAGAAAATACTGTATGCCAAGTTTCTGGATTCAAGTCAATAATGTCGGTGATATAGGCAATTCTTGAACCACCAGCAGAACCTCTCGCTGTACCTACTGTATATCCGTTATCACGACACCAAGATACGATTTCAGACATAGACAACATAAATCCACACATTTCAAGCTTTTCAAATACCCTAAATTCTTCTTCTATTGCCTGTTTAAAAGCTGACACCTGAGAATAATGAATAATACCTTTTTCAATCTTATCTTTAAATTTTCTGTCAATAGTCTCTCTAAACTTTCTCTTATCTTCTTCGGCTGAATCATATAAGATAGGGTACTTTAATGAGGTGTCAAGTTTAAAGTCTTCTACAGAGTCCGCCATCACGTTTGTGTTGTTAATGGCTTCCATATACATTTCTTCCGGTATGGCATCTTGTTCCTTAAACGCATTAACCAATTCATCGTATGATTTATATGTAAGGTCGAACTCATCTTCATTGCCGTATGATTTCTTCTTTGACAACAATAATAAATTTCTACACTCAGCCTTATACGAATTAACACTGTGAGCATCTGTACCTGCTATAAGTGGTTTATTATACTTCTTACTAAGCATCGCCAGATGTTGATTATATAAAATCTGGTCTTGACAATTATGTGGTTGTATTTCGTAGTAATCATAATGTTTTGCTAGTTTCTCATATATTGGATCATGATAATCAACCTTATTTAAAGGAGAGGCTAGACAAGCACTGATTTTTATGACATTATCTGAGATATTCAGAAACTCATCAAATGATAGTCTTCCGACATAATACATATGAGCTTCATCTGTTTTAGCTAAGCTTATTAATTTATTAAGTTCTTTTCTACCAGCTTCGTTTTTACCAATAAGAATAGTATGGTAATTATCTCTTACCTTTTCTTGATGGCTTCTTGTTAAATAACATTCAACTGCGTGAATATACTTAATTCCTTGCTCATCACAGTACATTTTCTTAGCTACCCAACCTTGAATAGTACCGTGTTCTGAAAAAGCAATAGCTTTTTGACCCAACTCAACAGCTTTATCTACATAGGACTTATAGTCACTACAGCTATCTAATAAGGATATGTCTGTGTGTGTATGATAGGAAACATAATTGCTAATATTTAACTACCCCCTAACCTGCGTTTGGTATCTGTGCTCCGAAAATTTCATCTGTACCATCATCCACTAATTGGTGAGGTGGATATGGAAGGCTTGTACTGTATGTATTTGTGTCCCAAGAATATTGCCTGTCTAATGTTGCCTCATTAGTAAAGAACCTTCTTGACGGTCTGTCATAATACATACCTATAGACTGACCCTCATAGCCCATCATTCTGTCTTTCAGAATGTCACAAATAACATCATATCTAATAGGTTCTTTTATCCACCCATCTCCCTTTCTATTTGGGATGCCTTGGTGGTCGGCTTCTTGAACCCTATATAAACTTAAAATTCTATGTGCTAAATCAATAATTGCCGAGATACCTTGCACATCCATCTTTGTTAGTCTTCTCATTGTTTCTATTTTGTGAGGATGTACGACTAAAACAACTACAACACTAAACTTCTTTGCAAAGTCAATTAAGTCTGTAACGAACTTCGCTTGTTTTTCGTATTTGTTGTTATCATTATTTTCAAGATTTACAGAAGTTAGATTGTCTATAATAAGCAACTTTGCTCCATATTTTCTAACAACATCTTCCATTGATTTCATTAAATCTGAAACTTTATGACTTTCGTCATCCTTATATATAAACAGCCTTTCACGGTAGTAATCATTAATTGATTTTTGAGCGTCTCTATTTACAGACCAAAATACCGTTGATTTATTGTGTTGCTCAGTAAGATGTCTTTGCCCTGCTAATATGTAGTTAATCCAGTTTTTAGATTGAAAGTTTGGTAATTCGCCAGAATACATAAAAGCACTCTTACCTTGCTCCATACACTCACAAACCAGCTGACTTAGGAAGCTACTTTTACCTGCACCATTGACACCAGTTACAATATTTAATGTGCCATTAAATAGTTTCATTAGCCTTCTATCTAGATCTTCAACCCCTGTATATATGCCATCAATATCATCCAAATTTATATTGTTAATATCCGAGAAATCCACTACACTAGCAACTGGTGAGTCTTTCGCTTTAGTAATAATATCTAGAACTTTTTCTTTCCCGTATCTGTATAAAACCTCGTTTAAATCCTTAACAAGAACATTCTTGCCATCCGGTAAAGTGTAACAATACGGAATATCTACATACCTTGTCCTCCAACTACCTAATCTGCTAGTAACCTCTTTCCTCATTTTCTGTCCAGCTTCATCGTTGTCTGAACAAACGATAATGTCATTGAATTGTTCTAGCCAGTCCCAGTTTTTTTCTATCCAGTGAAAGTTGCCAGCACCAAGTGGCACTGAAACTACATTAGTATAACCGGACTCAATTGCAGATAGAGCGTCCATTTCGCCTTCACATATAAGTAATGGTTCTGAAACATTAACCCTGTTCATATTAAATAATAGAGGGGATGTATCTGCGTCCTTTTGACACCAACATTTATTTTCGCCCTTTGAGATTTTTCGTGAGGGTCTGTACTTTACTAATGTCAACACATCATTAGTATCGTAATAGTTGAATACAATGTTACCGTGTTCATCTTCTCTTACATCTGCATAATCAATAGTCTTCCTACTGATTAATCTAGCCGCCATATATTTTTCAATTTTGTCTTTATTAGTACATACCACTTCTTTGGGATATCTGTAATCTCTTTGAGTTTTTACACCGTGTTCGCCAAAAGAATATTTAATACCGGCTAGGTCAAATAATTTTTGTAAGGACTCTATATATGTCATGCCGCTTTCCATAAAAGCGTCAATTATATCAGTGTTGCGATTACAACCAAAACAATGAAACTTATTTTCTTTTGGATTGTAAATCCAACTTGGAGTTTTTTCATTGTGATGAGGGCAACAAGCCCTCATCTTTTTCTCATCATAATCTTCAACACCAAGAGCCTTCACTATAAGTTCGGCGTTTTTATCGCCTAACTTTTCTTTTGCTTTGTTAATAAGCTCAATATCAACTAACAAGTTAAACGCTCCTTAAATATTGAAGTATTCACACGATTTAGATAGACCACAAATATACTTGCAATAAAAGTCGTCTACATTAGGGCTCCAGTCTGTATTGTTTTCAATGTACTGTATCGTGTTCAATGCCCATCTCTTTGCTTCGTCTAATTTATGTGAATAAAATTCTGTTTTTATTAGAGACTGATTTCGGAATGAATTTAGATAAAAAACCGTATTTTTCCCCGATTGTTCCGCAATTGGGATACTATAAAGGTACAATTGTCTAAAATAATCATCTAAAAGTGCGTCGTTTTTTGTAGGCTTCTTTCTGTTGCTATAAGGCTTTAGATTTCTAGACTTATGGTCTATTATTTCAACCGTATCGCCTTTATCTTTTATCAAATCAACATACCCTACAAAATTTCTATCACCAATTTTAAATCCCACTTTTCTTTCTACATCAACTACACAATCATTATCTCCATAATAATTATTGAAGAGGTCTAAACCTTGCATAAAATATGAAGAACCTATCTTAGAATTAGGTGGTCTACTTGTCACGTTTTTATAATAGTTAATTATGTAGTAAGTGGATAACTGAGATTTATCTAACGCTCCTTTATAGAATTTCTCTAGAATTGTATGGATATATTTACCATATTGTGTAAAAAACTTTGGAATATCTTCACATTCGTAAATATATTTAAGCAACCAACCATACCTGCATTGTTCAAGCAATTTTAATCTAGAATAACTCCAGGTCATATCTCCAATAATTACTGAGTAATTATCCTCCATAATTAGAACGGTAAATCTTCTTCCGACTGGTCGTCTGTAGTATTTTCTGCTTTTGTATTTGTCTTTGAATTATTTGAAGATTCACTCTCGTTTTTGTCTGGCTGTTCCAGTTCCCAAACTTTATAATATGTATATGTAGCTTTGTCATCTTTGTCATAGTGGTTTGACACATCAACAGATATAAGTTTTACAGTATCTCCCACATTAATATCGTCTACTAATTTTTTACAGTCACCCATAAGAGATACATATCCGCCAAAGTCTTGCACATATTTTGACTCTTTATCTTTGCGCGAGATAGAAATTCTCAACTGTGGAGGGCGATAACCTTTATCGTGCTTTTCATTAATAACTTCCCACACCTTTGCATACGCATTGTTTTTAAATCCCATTATTTTACCTCCATATTGTTTAATGCTTCTAGTGCCTTAGCTGCCATTTCTGGTTCTGTAAGGTTGATATAATTAGCAGATTTCTTACCATTGATTACGATATTATTTTTTAAGGTTTCTGTAATCTTAGTTTTAATCTTGCCATCTTTATCGTCCTTTAACATACTCTTAACCTTTTTATCAATCTGCTCGATAATGCCTTTGCAAACCTCTGCTCCTTCAATAGCTTTGGCTTCGGCTTGTTTCTGTCTCCAATTATCTGGGTCGCCTTCCGTTGTCGCTACGTGGAAGAATTTTAAGATAAAATATCTATTTGAATATGTAAGACCAGAACCAAATGCCTGTGATGGATCTGACTGAGAGCCCACTAACAGCCAAGGAACAACAATTCTGTCTTCCATATTATCGTTGTTAACCCAAGTGTAAGTCATCTCTGCTTGTACTAAATATTCATTTACCGGTGATTTAATAGTCTTGCCATCTTTAGTAACTTTCACATTTTCATAATTAATTAATTGAGATGTTGCTGTATTTGGAGTAATTGATGGGACTAGAGATACATGATATTTAGCCATACCAAAGGTTACCTTAGCAAGTACAGATTCCTCTGTTGTATACTTATAATTGAAACCTTTTTTATCTTTTCGTAATACTTCTACTAATTTTCTAATTCTTTCTAACTTTTCGTATAAATTCATTTGTGTAATTTCCTGGTTTGAAGCTGACATTAACAACTCTCCTTATTAATTTGTAGTTAAATATAATGTAGGATTTAGACCATCAAACTACCACCACCTTTCAATAATAAATAGCTATATGAGATTTGAAATATTAACAACGGCACTAAACGCAGGGATATAAGAACGGCTTGTTAATTCATCTAAACCTCTGTATGCATATGGACATGGTTTATCTTTGCTTCTAGGTATAGGCCTATAATCAAAGTGCACTTGTTCAAGAAGGGCATACTCTTCTGCTGATATATCTTCAGTTAGCAACACGCAATCATACCTACGACCACGATCTATACGCTTTCTTGCAAAGTTCATACTACAAAACTCTAAAGTCATTCCATTCCTAAACTTTATCATTATTCTTTCATAATGGTCGCCTTTATACTGCCTTTTGTATACACGACTTATATTATAAGAGTATACCTTACTTAATAGAGATAGAAGGTCACCTTTTACATAATTATAATTTTTATAAATAATCTTATAATATCTTGCGTATCTATTTCCGGTATAGAACAGCTCTCGCAAATTATCGTTCATTATATATCACCTCTTAAATCAAATTCTTTATATTAATTTTAGGACTCATAAAAGCATCACAATCAACAAAAGAACCATCAATACTACCAAATCCTTTGTACAATTTTGGAGTTGCTTGCTGACTTCGTAACCAAGGAACACTCATATACTCCTCCTTATCTATTCCGCCTGACACGAATATATGGCTTGGATTTATTCTTAGCAGCGAGGCATTGAGCGAATTAACAATCCACAGGTTTAAGCCTGTGGACAAGTTTATTTCATAATACCTTCCACACCAATTTGTAGAACTCACATACAACTCACCAATCTTTGTTACCATATTGCGAAAATCTGCATAATCAAATTCTGGACATATAATTAACACATCATGACAGTTTTCTAGTTTAAATATATTCAACAACATCCCCCTTTTAAACATGTTTGAAGTTGCCTGTTACTAACCCCATTGTTCTGCCATTGCTTTGGCAACTCCAACCGGTGTTTTACTTCTGTATCTTGCAGTAGCTGGATTATTCCAAGACATTTTCTTGCCATCTACAATAGGGTTTAACACATATTGAGTTCTTTCTTCTTTAGGCAACGGCTTGTCTCTTGTGGGTTTAAGTGGAGGCAAATTTTTTAACCAAAGATATGTATTTTTAGAGCTTGTCTCCCCTTTGAAATCGTATGGATTATACATACAATCTGGTTTTCTATAACGCGCCGACATTATTCCTCTGGGATTTTCGATAGCAACTTTGTCGCAATCTGCATATACAAATTTCATAAAGAAATTAACGGCATCGTCTTGTTCCTTCTTTTTCTTATTTCTGTATTCTTCCGAACCATAATATAACCATCTTTGTCCACTATTACATAATCGTGTGCAAGGTGGGTGTGCAATAATCATATCCCACTTGCCATTGATTGCATGTGTCTGTGAATCTTCTGTTTTAAATGTGCAGTTGCCATTTATTAAAGGTAAGACATCTTGCTTAATATGCCACTGAGGATACCCCCCCCCGATTGGGATACAATATCACAAGAATAAGCATTGTGTCCCTTTTCTCTAAAAGCCTTACAAACTGCTTGGCTTTCTTCACAAGCCACTAATACATTCATTCACGTTCCTCATTTCTTTGTTTAAAACTACAAATTTATTAATAATACTTTACATTTCATTTCGTTCGTTTGGATATTTGTAAATCATTACTATCTTTGGGTTAAGTAGTCTATAATATTTTTAAGATTTAAATTACGATATTTATATTTTCGACTTATTTTGCATAATATATAGTAGTACAAATACTCAATCCTAATAAATAGCTTTTGATACCATTTAAGATTAAACGGAAGTAACTCAAACATTTTATATGGGTATAATATTTTATATGGGTATCTCATCTTTTACCTTTCACACTTAACAGGCGTAGCACCAACAAAAATATTTTCTGGTTTTTCAATTCTCATAATGTTTGCATTTGCGTAGCTACCATAGATAGAACCTAATAGTGTTGATTTGTTTAAATTTTCAATATCTTCTTTAGTACAGCCAGAAGTTACCATAATCGTAGTCCACCTAAAATTATAGCAATGACGATTGAGGTCTTTAACATCATACAACCTAATGATAGAACCATCGTTAAAAGTAACAATTCCGTCACCAAATATTAGTATGTTTGAATGTGTGATGTCACCCCTCTCTGTTAAAAAATACTCCATAATTCGATTAACCTCTCCTATGTCACGATAAAACACAATAATTGATTGTCTAAAAGGCGAAAGCGAATATTTTTCAAAATCCATTTTAACCACTCCTTGTTCCTTTTAATAAAATTAACTTTTTATTTAGCAATCATTTTGAATTGCTTTTATAAAATTTCTTTCGTTTCAATCGCCTTTTATTTAAAATGGCAGATTTTTTAATATATGTTATTTCAATTTTATCTGGGTTATATTCAATCCATTGTTGCGAATCATCATCTTTATGATAGCAATATTTTTCATACTTGCCTTTCATAAAAAACACACCTAGACTCTTTGTTACAACCCCTTTTCTATTTTTATAAAATAAAAAATATGAATTATAATACTTGTTAATGTATTTCAACCTAAGTGGTTTATAAATATATCTATAAATTGGATGTGTAATTCCATAGGTCACAAGTGCAACAAAAGCCATTGAAACCCATTCTGTATATAGATGATTCACTCGGTGAACGATGAAAACAATAATATTGAATACTGCTATCGTGATAAATACTGTTAAAATAATTGTTAATACCATAACCACTCCGTAATATTAGCTCTTTCCCTCTTGATACACCATCATCTTTATCATTAGGCTTCCGACAATTAATTTGAACATTATTAAGTAGTCTAACTGTATAACCCTGTTCTTCAAACATAACAGCCATTAACTTATCAAAATATGTAGGGTGTAAAAAGTGAATTTCTACTTCGTTATGAGGTGCTATCGGCGAACTTCCTATTTTATTAACTAAACTTTCGATACTCTCATCATTGTAAAATGTAAAATAAGTCGAATTTATTGTTGACATTGAGTATATCGTTTGTACACAACCAACACTATATGTGATTTTATTATTGTCGTTCTTATGTGTTAGCACATCGGTTATTAATAAAACTGTTTTCATTTATTACCTCGCTTATTAATTATTTCTTTATTCATAATGAAAAATAAAATCTACATTTTAACATCTGTTCCTTTAATTTTGAAGTTTTCTACCACAAGTCGGACAAAACAATGCAGTTTTCCTTTTGCCCGAATAAGTATAAATTATATTATCTCTTTGACCGCAACAATCTGTACATCCTACATCTTGTGGAGCAAACTCTAATTTCATATCTGATAAGTCAGAATTTTCTTTAATTCTTAAACAATTATCTCTACAATAAACATTGACAATCTTGAGTGCTATTTCTGCACTCAAATCATCAACATTCAACCCGCACTTAAATTTTAAATCAAAATCTCTACTCATTTGTTACACCTTAATACATTGATTTTCAAATTTCTTATAAGCATCGAGATAGATTTCATTTTTGTCACCATTGTATGTAATTTCGTAATACATACCATCAGGCAAAATTGTACTAGCCAAAGCCTTATTGTTTTGTAGAGTCTTACAAGACCACACAATATAAACATCATCTTCGGTAATACCAATACTGTCACTTTTATCAAGATGATTATTTGCATATTCTGCAACTAATCTTTTTACTGTTTCTTCAAATTTGTTGTTTCCCATTCAATCTTCTCCTTTAATTTTATTTAACACAAAATCTGTACTACAAAATCAATGTCGGTCATTTAGTATATATTCCCTCCAAAGCATAAACAAATCATTGTAATAACTAAACCCATTGACATAATCTTTTTCATATTAAATAATCCTCTCAATCCTATCATAGTGAAGAATAAATTTACCCATAATAGCTTGTTCATTATGATAATGACCAAAATGCCACTTGGTGAATTTAAGTTCACGAGCTATTTCACTAAGATACATTGTTAAAATATCAGGTTTGTAATATCCGTGAGAGATATATGAAGCAATATCTTGAGGCGCACAATGAGTAATTACATAATCGACTTCATAATTTACCTTTTCTAATTCTCGTCTGCCTCTCTGCATTTCATAGTACGATGGAAGTTCCTTTTCCCACCAAGATATGTGGTCAATTCTCAACATTTGCCCTGCTCTGGTTCTTTTATTATAATCCTTAACCAAATCACTCAATGTTGAATAATCTTCAATTTTTAATATACCGTCTTGAATATCGTGACTACTTGCTCCGCCAAAAGTAAAGAACTTCTTGCCTTCAAATTCAAATACATAACCCCTCATAAGATGATAGATATTGCTACGTATTCTATGAGCTTTCCCACCGTGATAATTGATAGTCGGAAAATCACCACATAATCTGTCAAAATTTTCGTGGTTGCCATCAACAAATAGCAAAGTAAATGGTTTATTACCCAACCAGTCTAACCAATATTTTTCTTCTTTTGTAGAGTAGGAATAATTCCATACTCCTCCAAAATCTCCACATATGATAACATAGTCATCTTTTGACATTTCCTTTTGTTCCGGAAACATTTTGGTATTAAATCTATTGAATTGAGCGTGAGTATCTCCTGTGATATAAACCATCAGTATCTACCTCCTTTACTATACAAATAGGTCATATTCTTTTGGATCTGCGTCAATCATAAAGATTAATTATTTATATGGTACTTTAATATATTCAAGTACATCTTTTATTCCTAAACCACTATCTTGAACGGACTTTAGACAGAAATTATAAATTTGAGGATGTGTGGACTTCAATTTTTGAATTCTATTTGGTTCTCTTTCTAGCTGTATGCCGTAAAGACAATACACACAACCACTTCTATCTAGGCCTGTAGTGTAATATTTACCATCTTCTTGTTGTTCTATATCTCCATATATTTGAGCATAGTCGATGTTGAATTCTTTTAAATATCTTAAAACGTCTTGTTCTGTCCAAAATGACATTGGTAAGCATTTCGACTGACTTTTGTCGAAAATATTACAGCCAGTATTCAACCACGCATTCTCTCTTACTTTACTCTCACATGCCATTGTTCCAATGATCGGATATGTATGAGTTTCTTTTGTGTATTTCTTGGTCGGTTTCTTTTTCATAACATCACAACATTTATTTGAAATCTTAAAAGGCGCGTCTAATAGATATTGATATTTAACATATCCTCTACCCCAATCCTTGCCATACTTTTCTGTTTTCTCTTTTACCCTATCTGAATTAGGATTGAACAATTGAGCAGTCCTACCATTGGGATGTCTTTGAGCAACATCTACGCATCTTGCTACCTCTTTGCTAATAACTGGATATCCATATGCCGTTATAACCTTTTTGAAATTCATCTCGGGTTTTAACCAAACAACATTATCAACAGTCTTAACAAATTCCCTTAGTTCTGGATACTCTAATCCGGTGTCAACAAATACAGCCTTAGTATCTGGATACACTCTTCTAACCATATCTAATAACACTGTTGAGTCTTTGCCGCCGCTAAACGAAACATAAATTTCATTCATATTTATAAGCAATATCAATCAATGTAGTTAAAAATAAGGTGGTAATTATACGAAATATACGAGAAAAGATTTAAAAACTATGCAAAGCTGGAGTCTTGAACGCAAAATTCGAGTGTCTCAAACAAGAATAATCGAATTTGCGCAGAAAACTAATAATAAAATTTATGTTTTATTTTATTTTTTTAAATTGCGCCAATTTTATGTAATCTATCTACCGATTTATCGTAGTATTCTTTTGATATGTCACACCCAATAAATGACCTACCAGTGTTGTAACTTGCGACAGCCGTAGTTGCCGAACCAAAGAAACAGTCGAGAACCAAATCTCCAGGATTTGAATGCTTCTTTATAAGCTGTTCGATAAGTTCAACTGGCTTCTGGGTTGGATGGAATCTGTCTTTGCTGTGACAAATAGGGATATTATAGATGCCGTTGTCATACTCAGAATTAAATATTGGTTTAGATTTCTTCACACCAACAACCGCAATCTCTCTTGAATTTGTTAAATAGTTAATCTTGCTGTTTAACGGAACTGGATTTTGTTTTATCCATTCAATAAATCTAATTTGTTTAAACTTTGCATCTTGAAAATATTTTCTTAATGTAGATATCTTCCAAAGGTCGTAAAAACAAATTATTGTACCGCCTGGCTTTAAAATTCTATAAAGTTCCTTAATCACAGTATCTAAACCACAAAAGTCTTTATCCCAAGTACCAAAATCCATCGATACTCTGAATCTATCTGTGTCATCGTTCTTGACTACTCCAGATTGAAAATTAGTACCTCTTGATATCTCATAGGGTGGGTCAATCAATACTAAATCTACAGTATTATCCTCTATTGACGGCAGCCAAATAAAACAATCATAGTTATAAAGTTGTATCAACGCTCCACCTCTTTAACTTCTTCATTTAGTGAAAGGATGTCTTGATCCAATACGTCTTCTAAAGCTTGTATATCTTCTAAAGACATCACACTCTCATCAGTATCGTATTTATCTGAGTGTAGAATATCTTTAGCGTCTCTAATAACAACTGGGATACAATATGTAATAATCGCAACTAATACCGGCATTAAATACAACCCAGTCTTAGAAATATTAAATATAACCGATATTAAAAAAGTAATGAAACAGCTAACACCAACAATGATAAACTGAACACTGTTTCTTTCTATGTATTTAAACATTTACTACCTCCTCCTCACAAAATAAATCATCAAGCTGTCTAGGAGTGTAAACTTGATCATCTACAGATTTTATCTTTTTATAGACATCACTATTTGAAAATTCTGAGTTATCTGCGTTAAGAATAATATTAACTTTATACATCTCGTCTTTCATAAAACGTCTTTTAATCCGTAACTGTCTAATGCGGTCATACATCTTATAGCCCTTTGCTGCGTTCAACCTTTTACATTCACAAGCATGTAAACAATCAAGTAGCTGTTCGTTTATGGATTTAAGTTCTACCTCAATAGAATTCTTATATGTAATCAAGTTTGTATAGATACTAGACAATGTATCTGTGATTCTGTTCCAATTTTGAGGTTCTAAACCTAAAGAACGAAAATTAATATTAAATTTTATTTGATTAGCCGACTCGACACTCTGCACTTCATCGTCAGCTTTAAACAATTCCTTATATGACATATCTGGTTCTGCTCTAATTACTGCCCAACCATCTCTTTTCTTCTTAGGAAAGCTACACAACAAACAATTTCTAGCCTTGCCTTCAGTGAGAAATTCGACAGCTCTATTGCGTTTATCAGTCTCGCACAACTTATGAAGTTGGTCGTAGAACAGATAACGGTCTTTCTCTTTGTTATACAATATGTACAATTTTACAATCATTCCTTTATTTGGTAGTTATAAGGCATAATAAAAAGGTTGAGATTTATATCTCAACCTTTAAATCAATCACTTATTTATCTTCAAATACTTTCTTCCACAGTCCGTATTCTAAATTCATCAGTCTCGTCCTGTTATTTACCCTTTGGCAGATAGCTTTATCTCCGGTTTCCAACAAGTCTAACTTTGCTTGAACTTTAAAATTAGGTATTACCCCATTCAACTCATCTTGATATGTTCTATAATAGATGCCAGACCTTCTTATGTTGGTATACTTTAAGGATATGCCGTTTATCATCCTATTAACTGTACTAATTTCGTTTTTCAATGTGCTCTTGATGTTCCCGTCTGGATCTAAAAACTTAAATAGCATTTCACTACTGTTCTTTGCAGCCATATCCTTTAAAAGATGTAGGTCGTTCATTCCTTCTTCGTATACATAAAAGGTATCCTCACCTATGACTACATATGAAGCAAAAACGTCTTCTGTCTTCAACAACAAACATTTGTCAAGAGAGGTTACCCCAGAATAGGCTAACCACATTACACATTTCACTGCGATGTCTTTTCTGTGGACTCTAATAGGCATATCACTCATCCAATAGCTTAACGATTCTGGCGAATAAACCCATCCGTTGGTGTCGGAAGATTTGAGTAGATCAATTTCACTCTTTCCTTTTATGCTTTTAGCGTTAGGGTTAAATGCCTGTATATATCTAAATAAGATATGGTAAATTATGTCTAAAGCGACCACTTCGTTTGGGATATACTTATACCATACAACTAGTTTGCCCCAATTCCATTCACAGATATCACTAGCGAAAACGATTTCATACGGCCTCGCTAATTCAAATAACCGCTCTGCCAAAACCTTTTCTTGGCTATTTGTTAGATGTTCATCTATAAAGCCTTGCTTTGGTATAACCTTGCTCATTGACACACCATCTTCCTTGCATTATTCCAACACTGCATTAATGTATTAATGTCTAGATGAGCAATAGAGCAACTAGCATATAGATTAGCTTGAGCTACTTTCTTCATTGTCTCTTCTGACGCCTCTCCCAACTTGCAAACCAGTGAGCTTTTAGATATGTCTCTTGGTGTCTCACATAATATAAGACTGGTCTTAGTTAATCCGTTGGTTTTTGATGGCTCAACTAGTATGTGTGTTGGCATACTCAACTTCTTTATTGAAGAAGTTAATGGCAGAATTACAACATTGGGGCTATATTTATTACCAATGTCATTCTGGAAAATAATACAAGGTCTAACGCCTTTCTGCTCACAATCCTTTCCATTTAGCTTGACCATGTAAATATCACCGTACTTTACGTTATAACTACACTTTGTATATTTCATACTAGACTCCCTTCATTTCATTTAATTGTAGTTACATCTTATTGATTACAATTACATTATATGAGGGAAATTAAGAGATGTCAAGTACAATTTTCTGTTTATATCGCAGTTATTACCGTTTTACATTCGTTTTCCATTGTAAAACTATGTAAAATAGTAAATATAGCACGGTTTTCTGTATACTCTGCATAAATTTCTTTAACAGAATATAAAGATATTTGGCATTGAGAATTTAGGAAAGTAATGGTAATAGGGCTAAATTTATTAATTACAACCCTATTGAAGTTTAGAATCTGCCTATAAGGCAACACAATATCTTCACGCTGCTCATCGGAGTTATATGTAAACTTACTATACTTCTTCACTTCGTTTTCGAACTCAACGACGCTAATATTTTCCATTTTTATCATACCTCTTGATATTTTTGTTGGTATGGAGTATAATAATTATGCCAGTCTATTTTATGCATGTCCGAGGCTGGTGTAAAATTTTTTTGTGTAGCCGCTTGTTATGAGCGGGACAGGCTAGGAATGTCCTTTCCCTAGCCTGTTTTTTTTATACTCCAATAATCGAACATTAGTTCTAATTACTATATTAATTATAGCAAAATTCTACCAGTATGTCAACTGGAAATATTTTCCAACTATTTCCAGTTCTATACCAAAGATTGAAGATCTGAAAGTAATATATTTAATTTATTAGAAGCATTTTGAATATCTCTTCGTATTGAATCTATGTTTTCAATGATAGCTTCACAGGTCGAAATATTATCTTCTCTGTCGATGTTCGTTTGTGCATTCCGCAAATTTTCCGGGATCTTAGACAAACACTCTTCTTCATATCTTATCAGATCTTCTAACTTACATTTAATAGTGTCTAAATAGTCTACATTTTTAATATCTTTTGTTTCTTCTACCCTAACAGACATAAGTGCTACTTGTTTAATAATGTCATTTATGATTTTTTTGTGTGATTTATTTATCTTTATCACTCCTTAAGTACAAAGGTATATTTTAGATTTTTGTTACTTGCTTTATGAACTTCAAACCTTTTGCAAGTAGATAATAACTTAACAAAATTATATTGCACATTATCATCACTAATATCATCACTAGAAATAATTATCTCGAAAACATCATCCCCATCATTGTTTTTTAGTCTTGTTATAGATAAGACGTCTGCCGTAGACTCATCACTATCATATAGGGTATCTATTAATTCTTTTGCTATCTTAGGCACCATTGCTATCGCTCCCTTTAATAATATTTGTGTTAAAACAATTGTAGAACGTAAATGATAGCTGTGGTTTTGCAATTCCGGTACTAAAGAAATCCCAATCGTTCGCCACCCCTACATAATAGTTTGTAAACAGTTCCGAGAATAATTTTAGATGAGATTCATCAAAGATTAGTTCGTCATAATCTGCCGTGATATCAATAGTTCCAGTTAGTAATGTTTCTTCGATTGAAAACTTAATGCCCTTTGAGAGTTCTAACGCTTTCTTGAATTTTTTTTGAAAATTCATTAATCTCTTTTAACTTTTGAAGTTTAACAGAACTTACTAATGATTCGCCGTTTGTTTTCATATTATCTAACAAATTACGAAGCTCTCTAGCGGTTTGTTCTAACAGCTTTGGGTCATCAAATAAATTATCCATTTACACCTCTTGTACAAACTCGTCTTTTATTGTGAATGTATACTTTGTAGACTTGCTGTCTACCCTTTTCATACTAAATTCTTTACATTTTTCAAGCAATAAAATAAACTTGTTCAAAATATCTGGATCACTAAAATCATCATAGCCAATTAAAACTACGATCTTTAAAGCCCCATCATCACCTATTTCGCATTTTACATCATACACATCATTTATATTATCGTCACTATCATACAGCTGGCTTATTAAATTACTAATTTCTTTATTCAATTTGATCACCGCCCACGTAGACATTATAACAACCCATCAACATAAAACACAGGCCGCCAGGAGGCATATCTATAGGAGCTTGTTCTGGATCCAACTGATAATCTTTTAATAGAGATATAAATTTCTTTATTCTGTCTTCGTCCATAATAATCTCATCAAATGCCACAGAAATTCCTATGCTATCAAACATCACATACGGCGTTGTAGAAATTGAAATACCTTTGGATAAGTCTAGTATATCTTTAAGCCTACTAATTATGTCATTCAGTCTATCTACCCCTTTTTTAGAAAGCGTCCCGACATAACCCTTGTCGTTTAGTGTCTTCATTGCTTTTAAAAGTTGCGGCAATACCTCCTGAAATTCACCAGAATTAAAACTCTTTTTATCCATTAATACCTCCGATTATTTAGATAGTGGGACAAACTCATTTAACAAACTTGAGATATCTTTTTCACAGACTACATACAACGTATTGTAGTCAACCTCGTGCGCATTGTGATTTCTTTCTTTATTTTGACTGGCAATAGATGCTAATGTAATTGAGTTAAGAAAACTTTTAGCGTTCATTACCCACGGCTGTCCAAATTCATCTTTCCCAACTAGTTCAACATCCTCCTCCACAGAACTAACTTTATCTGTAAAGTTTTTAACATCTGTCGCAGTGTCTAACCTAATTGGGAACTGATAAATATTCTTACTATCTATTTCTTTCTTAATTAAATTTTTAAGTTTGTATAAAATCATAATACCTCCATATTATACCAATTTACTTATACCGAATCAAGCCAATTTATAAATAGCGTTCGCATTCTTTCACTTGGAATATATACGACAATCTTGCTATTGTCATTATTTCTAATTGATGACCTCCATACGAATTGTACTAGCGTCGATAACGCATACATATCTTGGTCTATTAGCGATTTATGTGTTTGCTTATTAACAAAATAAGTAGCTATGCCTGTGGGCGGAAATACATTTAGCAAATATGCAACAAAACTTCTATCATTGTAATCATTTGTAGCCCTTGCATTCATCGGTAAGAAACAAGATTTAAGTGAATATCCTGTCCCCCTAAGTTCATTATAAAAAGACTTTCCTGTAGTCCATATAATATCTTTTGACGAAAATTTGTAACGTCTTAAAAGGGTATACATATTCTTTTTTATCTGAGAGCATGCAATTCTATTATTAGCAATATCTTTTTTAATGCTAGTTTTAGACAAAGCATATTTGCCTTTCCCAACATCATTTTGTTTACCCTCTACAACTTCAATACGTGATTTATAGTCGCTCATATTTCTATATACCTTGTAATCAACTAATACATGTTTACTATCAACAATATCAACATCTTTATATCCGTATTCAATATTAAATTTATCGAAATAACATTTTAATATTGAACCTTTAAATAGATATGTTAAAACATAAACATCAGAAAACGAGTAAAAATATTTTGGACTTAGTGCTGTAATAATTACCCCGTCACGACTTAGCTCAGAAAACTTACCATCTAATATTTTTTTATACCGGTAAAGCATAGAATCTTCTGGTATATCTACATTCCAATTGACTTTTCCGTTGCTATCTGAAACTATTTGAGATGTCTGGTTTCCGAAAATAATATCGTAATCAACTTTAGGGATGCTTACTGTATCAAGCACAGATATTTCTTCATCAATTATTAAGGTGTATTTTTTATCCTTTAGCATATCTAATGTCTGGTAAGAGAAGCGCTTAAAAAGTTCATGTGTACACACAATATCTTTATTAGCCTTGATACTCTTAACAACATCAATGCCCTTATGTTCGCCTTCCGGACTAAAGAAATTTCTGTTTTTAATTTTATGGCATATTGTCTCTCCTTCTTTAACAAACGGAGTAACAAATAAAAAATGTTTCTCTTCCGAAGCTTCTTCTATCATATTTATCGCTGCACTAGTTTTACCACCACCCATAATGCAATCTACAATATTAACACTAATGATATCACCTTCTTACTTTTTTGTTATTAGGTGAATTGAGTCATTCTTTCTATTTCTCTTATATAAGATTTTGCCATTGGTGAGTCTTTTTCCCAGAACACACCTATAAAAATTGGTTTTATGCAAGGTTTATATCCTTGTCTTTCAATCTCTCTATTAGCAATTCTTATAGCTTCCTTTTTGTAACTTTCATCATAACTTCCACCATATTTTTCTGCTTTTAAATTCCAATACTTGTTAAAACATTCATCGAATTTTGGATCACAAATACTGTATTGTTTCAACTCCTCCATCATTTCCTTGTCAATTTCATCGCAACCTTTTTTTATACGGATGTAATTGTCATATGCGATATTGTACTCCAATTCGATATTCTTTGGTCTGTAATCTTTTGTGTTGCAATATTCTTGCAACCTTCGAGTCTCTTTACTGGCATCTCTAATACCGATAATTTGCGACCCCAACAAAGCTGTCAGTCCAGAAACAAGAGCAAGTGGTGCGAACATTATAAAACCTCCTTGAAATTCTCCATCCCTCCATTTATATTATCCCAAATGTATTTCTAAACCCCGATAAACACTACATTAGTGAATAAAACAGGAATTTTATTTCGAGTGAAATCGTGGATTTTTGCAAGTTTTGAAAAGAAAAACGGTTAAAAGCCCATCATAGTGGGAAGCTTTCAACCGTTTTCGATACTTGTGTTAAATTGTTGCTATTGTGAATAAAACTAGTTTTTTATTCAGTATAGATTATTTTCGTCTAGGAATCGTAATCCCGATATTTTCGTTATATCTATTATAATAATCTACTTCGATAGCTTTGATTTGGTATTCATTTAAATTTTCAAGGTCTGACCAAGATATTCCATAACATTCTAATATCTTCTCGAGTCTATCCTTTTGAATTTCTGTGTAGTCCATATTAGCCCCCTACTAAATTATAGAATCTTCTTTCTTTAATCTTGTCAATAGCTGGCCAAGAGTAGTTTTTACTGCGTACTCTCCGTCAACTAGGTCATCTAAGTCCTCCACTTTAAGAGCATAGTCTTCTACATACTCAAATTCCACGTAATCTTCTGTAAATGGAACTTTTGCACGCTTCTTTAGACATATCGCATACGCTTCTGTATTAGACCCTAAAATACTACTATCCATCTCTACCTCTGGAAGAATAACCTCATGATCTACTGAAATGTTAAATATCTTGCCTTTGTAATTTGCTTCAATGGGCATTCATCTACCTCCTAATTTTATTCGTAATCTATTGTTTGTATACTATTATACACTAAACAATTATGAATAGCAACTTTATTTTATATATTTTTAATATATTACTGTGGAATGTAAACTAAAGATTCTATATAATTTCTGTCTTCGCCCCTGAATATTGGAATATTATTATCTACTCTCCAAGATCCGTTTTTATAAACACAACAACTTCCTCTTTGGAATTTTATTGGATAATCACTATTCCAATCAATATTTTTTTCGGACTTTAACATTTCAATAATATCATCGGTTGATTTCATAAACAGTTCTTTATTAGAAAAATAAGAACGTCCTACCATTTGAATTGAATTTCTTACTGCATCATTCTGCCTCCATAAAATATTATTACAGACTTCTTCTTTAGGAATAGAAAAGACTCTTGCATCAAACACGGCTTTGTCAAAATTATTAATATAAACATCTGCACTGAAATCTTTATATTTTTCACTGTCTGGATCTAAGTTTTGCAATGCTACCATCGACCCTACTGCATCTTTAAAGGATTTATTAAACGCCATAGTTGCCATACTAGCTGATACACTAGCACACTTTTGAACATTATAATCAAACCAAGCTGATGTTTCTAGTCTTTGATAATCAATTAATACCAATGTGATTTCGTCAGACTGCGTATATCCTAAAATACAACCTTGAATGTTTTGACATAAATATTTCATTGTATCTTGCATAGCTTTATTAAGGACATTATCAAAAGGCCTTTTAAAGCCCCTTGTAAATGTATGAAATGCTCTACCGTCAATTCTAATAACCACTGGAGTTCTAATTGGCAAGTAGCTTTTAGACGCAAGCTCATACCTCTTCATTCTATCTCCAAATGTACTATGTTCCATTTTTTCTTACAGCTCCTATCCTCTTTTATCTAATACGCCACATAAATACTCGAAATTTCTTGGAGTATAATCCATATACGACAGCATACAACCCACATTGAGCATACGATTAGGCAAACCATGTAATTTTGCTAATTGTGACGATGCACACTGGATAATATCGCATTCTCGTCCGTTATGGATGTGTCCGTAAAGGTGATACCATCCATAATGACGCTTGTTGTAACATAAAATTGGATAATGACAAAGCACAATACCTTCATTGTTAAGCTTTAATTCCTTATACTCACATATTTCAACAAACAGATTTTTAAATTCGTTCTTATTAATATAATAATCATGATTACCTTTTATTAAATGCAACTTTCCTTTAAGCTGCTCTACAATTGAAATTGTATTAGATAAATTATCAAATGACACATCACCTAAAATATAAACATCGTCATTATCAGAGATAGTTTTATTCCAATTGTTTATTAAACAGCTGTTCATATCAGATACAGTTAAAAAAGGTCTATTATCAAATTTGATGGCATTCTTATGCCCAAAATGTAAATCAGAGATAAAGTAATTCATATCACTTGCTCTCCTGCATATCTAACATTACGGAGGAATTACCACCTGTGTACTTTGGCATAACGCCGTCCCATTTACTAATATATTTGTCCTTTAAGATATTGTCAGTGATTGACTTCTCCTTTAACTCATTTGCCTTCTGTTCAGCTTGAGCTGAAATCAACTTGGCATCAGCACTTGCCTTTGCTTGAGTCTTTTTAACCTCTGCATCCGCCTTTGCTTTATCAATATTCTTTTTATTTTGAATTGCCTGTTTTTCAGACTCTAACTGAGCCCTCTGTTTATCTGCGATAGATTTGTTGTAGTCTTTTGTGAAGTCAGCGCCTTTTACAACTACTTTATGGACTCTTACAACATCCTTACCGTACTTATCGTCAATTGAACTCTGAATATTCTTGGCCACCGCTGGTTCTAGCACAGAACGGTTTGTAGCATCTGTGTCATTTAGAGTTTTTGATGTAGATTTTACGGCAGAGCCAACTAAGTCTTGAGAAATTAAATTATCTTCATAATCTGATACATTTGCAAAAATCCATGCAGATTTTGTTTTGGAAATTTGATATGTAACAGTAATGTTTTTATAACGAATTTCTGTACGTGCAGATGTTTCAGAAGAAATAGTGTCTGAGAACTCTACATCTTGTAGTTTGTTATTCACAGTTTCAATCTTTTGAACAAACGGTAGCTTCCAATTCAAACCGTCACTTAAAGACTTACTATCAATTTGTCCAAATGTTGTTTTGACGCCGGAATAATTAGTTGGAATGATTGTGAAACTACAAGACAAAACAAACAAGAGTGCACAAGCTACTACTGGGAATACCAAACATTTAGTCACAGATACCTTACGCTCTGAGAATTTTTTGTAAGCGAACAAAATAATGGCAACAACTAATACTAATAATGAAATAACTTTTAAAACTACTGTCAATGTATTTACCTCTCTTAAATTAAATTTCTAACATTTACTATAGCGACAGAACTTTCGTAAGGAAGTATACATTGTTCAGTAGCACCATAAACATACTTTCCTAGATCTACCGTATAATAAGAATCATTTTGATATGGGACTCCGATTATAGTCCCTATCGTGTAAACATTCGGGTTTACTACCTTAACTCTAACCTTTTGCCCTAATTTATATTTGTGACGCACTTCAAATCATCATCCTCTTCTAGGTAGGGGAATTTCAACTGGAATATTTGTGAGTACATAATCCCAACTTGTACCATAATGGGTTACACCCCAAATATACAGGTCTAACTCCTCATTATAATAAATAATCTCGCCGATCTCTGATAAGATTTCATATCCTTGATAGTCGACAATATAATATTGAAAAACTTCTGGTGGGTAATCTTGTTCCTGCTGCAACTCATCAATTTTCTGTTGTAATTCTTCGATAAGGCTTTCGTCATCAGCCTTTTCAATCTTCTCTTCTATCTTTTCAATAGTATCGCTATTATCAATCCAGCCAGACACCTGCTCCCAATATCCAACAATTCCATTGGTTTTAGAAATAATATCGTTAGCTAGGACACATTGAAACGCCTCGGCTAGAGTTTTGTAATCGACATATCCGTGCTCCAAACCATAATCAGAAATTTGATGCCCATAAAAATATTTAGACTTTATAGTGTACATAATTTACACCTACCCTATCTTGCAAATCTATGTTTTCCTAGGTCTTCTAATCTACGATATTGACATTCTAACTTCTTAAATCCACTCTGTTTTGCAATTAAATATGTACAATATCCGTCAATCAAATTGTAATCTGTATCAACTACAATCGGAGGTAAAATATCAAATCCATGAATCCACATATTATAAACCTTGTCCTTCATCTTACTTTCTTTTGGAGGATGAGATTTAAAACTGTCGGGTATCTTTATTCTGCTAATTTTCATCCTTTTCTTCATAATTACACCTTCTTAAATCAACTCTTTAATTGAAGTTAATGCCACTTTTGAAACATTAACATTGTCGTTTGGCAAGAAAACTTCCTGTAATTCCTTATCAGCTATACACATATCCTCTTCAAACATTGGAATTCCTTGATCATAAAATGTTAATAACATTATCTTTATGTATGCGACCGGAACAAGGATATTGATCTTCATAAAATTTCTAACAATCCGGTTTATATAATTACGGAGTTCTCCCTTAGAAAAGTTGCCACACACCCCGTAATCCTTATGGAATCTTGATAGAACAAAATTTCTAAAATATTTCAGCCTAATTACATTACAACCTGGGTACACTTGACTCTTAAAACAATATTTCGAAGAGCTATCTGATAAACTCACAACAAAAAACACCTCTTCTTCTCTAAATTACCTTCCGCCAGTTTTGTTTTCTTCTGACGGTAACAAGCTTTTGATTTTATAGTTTGGTTGGCTTTGGTATCTCTCTGCCTTATTAAGTTGCGTACCTACAGTTTGCGACAAATTTTTCAATCTTTCAAGCATTACACGCATAGCCTCTGCCACATCATCCATAAACTTTATCACCTCTTAACCAATACACTTTATAAAATGCTGATTTTATTAGGTTTCCTGGTCGTCCATTTTAACACCTCCTAATACTATTACATATAAAAAGGCTTTCGAGTGTATCCACCTAGAACCTTCTTATCACATTCTTCTACCGAACAACCTCTTAATTTGTCGGTAACTAGACAATAATTACATCCTTTGATGTCTGGGAAAATATAACTATAGTATTTACATCCCTTACACTGCTTACGATTGTTCATATATCCTCCTTAAATTAGTTCTTTGATTGATGGGACTTTAGGCGATTGATATTTAGCGCCTCTTAATAACTTTTCTTGGGCTGAACGTGTGTTTTCCGTAGTCTCTTCTATAGTGGCCTCCCGAGAACATATTTATTTGTCTCCCTCCATATAATTTCATTAATCATAGTTTGCACATCACTATATGTAAGATCATCCATTATACACCTCCAAAACAGACTCCTTGTCTGTTGCCATAAATTCCAACATCTCGTCTAAATGATATTCAGCGTTGTCTTTATTTTTGAAATCAAGTGCATACAAATCATTCTTAAATTTAATCCTAATGATTTCCAGGTCGTCACTACATATGCTAATTAAATCTACATTTAATAGGTTTATTACTGTAACGCCCTTATCGTCTTCGTATCTGATGTATTTCATTTAACTCACCTCCTCTCACTATTGATAACCTCGTCTACAATTCCTAATTCAATAGCTTTGTCTGAGTGAATATATATATCGAGTTTCTTCTCTCGTGCCTCTTTAATGGTGCGTTCTAATAGCTTAGTATGAGATAACACATACTTTTCAAACTGTTTGTTGATAAAATCCAGTTCATCTTTCCTTTCTACAATATCTTGATATCTACCATATGTATTTGCTTGTATTTGGTGATACATAAATGTTGCGTGTTCTGTACAAAATCTTTTGTGTCCTGCAAGGAAAATACAAAAAGCAGCACTCATAGCATAACCCGTACAATATGTATGTATAGGAGTTTTAGAGTTTTCAATAATATCAATTAGGCTCCACATATCGTCTACATTGCCACCATAAGAATTAATAAACAGTTTGATTGGTTGGCGCTCATATCCTTTCTTTGCCTTGTCGTTATTATTATCCTCTTCGATAATGACCAGCAGTTCTTGGTTAACTCGTTTAATAGCCGGGGAGTTAATATCCTCATGCAAATAGACATTTCTAATGTAACTTGTATTTGTATTATTATTCATTATAAAATCCTCCATAGTTTAACTTGCTGTGTTTATATTCTTTCTGGTACAAGAATTTGTCATCTTCATACCAAGAACCGGATACAATTCCGCTTCGATGGATGATGACAACGTTTAACCACATTGGATATCTTCCAGGCACATGTTCAGCAAAACGATCGCCAATGCATAATCTGATAGGAATATTTTTATATACACCGTTGAGATAACGATTTCGCCTTCGGATATCACCATCTTGTATAATGTCAACAGACGTCATTACACGGTCGAAACTCTTTTCTGATTCAAATGTGCCTGGAATTAGTCTGTTAAGATGCATTGGTGTGCTGTACATAACATAATCATCAATGTTAAAATATTTATCAACTCCATAATGTACTCCTTTCATTTTTCGATTGGTTTCCATAAATTGCATTAAATTGATATACAATTTGTTTTTAACCTCTTGATTAAGCATCCAAAAACTCCTTACCGTAACTACAAAAGTCATCCTCTTTCATTGGAAATGAGTGAGATGTTCTATTACAAAAACCATATCCAGAATTATCATATTTATAATATTTACACCATTTACACATAATTAGTTTTTGAGCAGACTTATCTGCAATATAGAAATCTTTATTTTGAACATAAACCGGGAGACTACTAGCAAATTCCAGAACACTTTCCACCCCAAGTACATATTCAACACTACCATTTTTCTGGTCATAATGGTCTAGTCTAATTGGATACTTGTTTAGGTCATCCAAACTGATGTATTTTTTTATCATATATACCTCTCTCTATATAACCCATCTTCGCCATGGGGGGGCGTTCAGAAACTTCGCCCAATCAAAATCATCACAACAATGGAAAATTAATAAAGGCAATTCAGGATGGTTACTAACCAACTTTTTTTTAATTCCATTGTATTTTTTAATGAAGTAATAAAATTTTCTTTGTTTATTCTTCAAACTCCTTTGCTTTGTAGCATTTACAAAATTTGCCGCTATTAGACCTTGTTCCTTTTCTTTTTACTTTGCAAAATTCATGTTCATCATCATAATTTATAGTCATTTTCCAATAAATACAAGTTCGGCATCTTTTGTGCTTTCGCCTATACTCGTTAGGTGTCATTTCCATCCACCTCACATAAATTCACCTCTAGTCATTCTTCATAATCTATCGTTCCCCAATTCAATTTCTGTCCACATTGAGGACAGAAATACCACTTGTCACCATTGTGACAATAATAATTACTACCAAAATCTTCTCCACAGGTTGGGCAAAGTCTTTCATAATCATAAAATTTATATGATGCTACATTTTTAGCTTCTGTTTTTTTTCTATGGTATTTTAATTCCCTTAACCACTCAATTAATTGAAAATGCCTATTTGCAGCTTCATAATTTCTATTATGTCTTTCTGTAATTTCAACTCCTACATAATGATTAATTGCTTCTTCTAATGTCATCTTTTTCAAGCTCATATATTTCCCTCCTTTTCAACAATAAAACTTGGATTTTATTTTCTGCCTTTTAATAAATGATGCATCCTTGCATATCTGTGGGCATCTTGTGTAATATGTTTGTTTATTCTTGCCCATTGCTCGTTTTTTGAAAGTCCGTAATTAATTGCAATGTTTTCCATAGATAAATCGGTAACGGAAGCTAACACATTTCCACTGCATTCATCACAAAAATACATATCATCTTTAAAAAGGCAACTGCCTTGAAGCATAGTTTCTATATGTAAAAAATTATTACCATCTTCTTTTAGAATTTTCTTTCGGCATATTGAACATTTTTTGTTTTTCATATCATCATTCCTCCTTTAACTTTCTTGCAAATCTTCTCAGTTTTGAATAGCATTTCTTACACATATCGAAATGACAATATGAGTATTCTTTAAATACTTTAATGGGAAAGCAGCGTAATAATTGGAACTATCAACTTCTAATTTATGTAATTTAGATTTTTTTATTTCTCTATTGCAAATATCGCAAGTATATGTATCTATAGATATATGTTTATGAGCCATTAAAACCCATCCTCATTATTTGTATTTAGATTTTGAATAACTGTGCTATTATTACCCTTGACCTTACTTTTGCTAACATTATATGTTTTATTAGTAAAATGGTCATAGATAAGTCCACCAACATATCCAGTCACAAATCCTATAACAAGACCGATAACGGCTTTCATGATAAGTTCAATTATCATTATTCTTTTCTCGCTCCTCGACTACAAAAGTCATTTGCTGTCACTGTGGGAAAATCGTTCATTAGAAAGCATACTTTTTCTTTAGGAGTGCCTAAAGACACTGGACGGAAAGCATATCTACAATCTTTACATCTAACAATATTCAACTCATTCAACTTAAATAATCCTTTAATCGCTTCAACAGGAATAGCTTGTATATCCTCTTCCCAGCCACCTTCATCAAGTAATCTTACATTCTGGCGGAGTTTTAATAAGTCATCTAAATTTACCCATTCACCCATATTTACACACCTCATATATAATAAGATTTTGCATTTTCTGACCTCCAAGTGTATTACCAGTATTAATATCCATAAATTGCTAAAATCTATAAATAATCGGTTTTAGTCCAAAAAAGCAATCATTACAATAAAAACATTTGTACTTCCTTTGTTTTCCACTAAAAGTCATACACTCTTTAACTTTTATAATATTAACTTTGTCTTTATCGTCTATTTTTTTATGACAAATATAACATTCATACCAACCATTATACTGCAATATCAAACACCTCTTTTCATTTACGATATTCTATTAACATTTCTCATACCCATCTTTCAAATACTCTTTAATACATTTCCGACACTTATATGTTTCTTCAGTTTCGATGCTACAGTCGTTGAGGTACGTTGGAGGACAGAATGTGTTACTACATAGAAATTCTATTAATTATGCAATATTCATAGATTGAAACATATCCATATTAGTGGAACCCATTGTATATCACACCTTATTAATTCTTAATAAATATATTGCCTTATTAATCACCCTAGCTGGGAATTCTAAAAACGCACCGCTGCTTCCGTCCCAATCTTTAAATAGCTCGTAATAAACTACTCTCTTTGAAATGTCTGGATAATCTTTTTGTAGTTGTTGTAATTCCATAGCCCATTTACTCCAAGTGTTATCATCAATAATGTTGTCATTAAGTTGATAATAAATGTAACTATGGACTAACATCTGTTCTCTTCGTCTATGTATTAATTCGGCAATTTCTTTGTTTTTATTCATTTGCTTCATCATTTTTATAAATAACAATATCTCCTTCTTCTTCTCTATGCTTTAGAATTTTTACTAAATCAATCCACCAATATTTTTCTAATTCCTCTATAATATTTTCAATTAAAAGCTTGTCTTTTTTATCAATATCTTCTTCACTTATAATGTGATGATGTAGTCTCCAAGTATCTTCATCAAACCAGTCATACTCAGATTGAGGAGGAATAGTGGTATTTTGACCTTTAAAATTATCATATATTTCTTTAACTATAAACAAATTTCCGTATTTTATAACAGGCTCCATAAAACAAATTCTATTGAATTTGTTAAATTCAAATTGTATAAAACACAAATAGGTATTTAATTTTAAATTTGGTATTAAATAGCCCTTTTTATTGCAATAATTAATAACATAACAAGCCACATTCATTGCTGAGTAAATATATAAATATTCCATTGCTCCATCTTGTTTTTTTAAACTAATATTCATTTGCTTGTTTTCATTCATTTATTACACCATTTTCATAGATTTTGTTGTCATAAATTGCACATTACTTACTTTACTTTTATCGGCAAAACCAAAAGGCATCCAAGATTTTCTAAAGGTTCTTTTTGACACTTTGGATGACACTTTAAGAATTGGTTTCATATGACGTTCCTTCTATCTCACTTCACTTAGCACTTTACTGCTTCTTGCCTATTAATAAAATTTAATTTTTATTAAATATATTGTTACCACTCATAACCTTCTTTAAAAGATGGGTCTATAAGCGTATTCCAACAATTCCGACAATCTGTACAATATGGGCTATACGAATGATCACAGCAAGAACTAACCAACCCTAGACTACAAGGGGACACTTCCGAAGGATAATTTTCCATTAACGAATTTGAATAGTGTTCTGTGTCCACATCTGGATAATGTTCTAAAAATTCTGCTAAAACGGTTCGTGGCAAATGTGCATTACTCCATTCTTGCACTGTTTCTATCACTTTTAGCGGTTCTGATTTTTCCATTGTTGATATTGTACAGTCATCCTTGTTCGCATCTACTCTGTAAAAGGGGCAACCATAACAATCGCTGAAGTCAGAACACATTCTATCTTTTTCTTTTAAATAATTACTGGAGATACTACAATCAATCATTATCAGTCTCTCCTTCAATCGGGGTATTCCAACACTGTTTGCAATAGTGAGCACAATCATTAAAACTTATTTTTGACATAAGACCTAAATGGTATGGACATAAGGCACTAGGAACTCCATCCTTACCTAATGGTGCTTTTGGATATTTTTTAATAAAGTCTGTTAAAAATGTTCTTTGTGGATGTTCGTCACTCCACTGTTGAACAACGAAAACGCTCTTATCAGGATAATGTTCTAAAAAATCAGTACAATCTATCTCATCTTCAGTCAATTGAGCCATTAGAGGACAAGTTCTGCAAGCGTTCGCTTGACACATCCTTGCATGTTCCTTAATGAAATTACTAGCAATATTACAATCAACCATATTATAGCTACCTTCCTTATTCCTTGATGTAATTAATTTCTACAATAAAATCTTACTTTTATTTTAGTTGTTCTCACTCCATAACTTTAATGGCTTCTTCTGCAACTATCCTTTCCCTTAATAAGTAATTAACTCTTTATCACTCAATATATTTCAAACTCCATTTCACCAAATACACTAATAACATCTTCAATAGAAACTTGACCTTTCGACATATCCATAGCTTCATTTATAGCACGTCTAAAAACTTGTATCATTTCCTCTTTGCTATTGCATTCCTTCAGGAAAGATTTATCATAATCGTCATCATCTCTAATTGTCATATAAACATCGAATCGCCCAAAATCATATTCGTAGGCATTTATCCATAATTCAAACCCTTTGTGTCTACACAAACAAAACCTTTCTGTATCTAAAGGGTGCAAATCAATAATAGCAACCAATCTTTTGTTTGTAGTGTGAGGCAAGACATTTTCTTCTTGTGGAAAATATTTGTATCGCAGCACAACTATTTCACCTCCATCCTAAACTGTTGAACTTTATAATTGTTATTACCATTGTCAACATCACAATAAGGTAATAATCTGTTCGTTAAATTATCACTGAGTTTCCCTAATATATCAAATTTGAATTGTAAACTATCTAGAATTTCTTTGATGGTTGTATTTTCATTTATACTCATCATATTTTTTACTAGATAACCAATTTCCTCCTCGTCATCATCACCGTGCTCGTTAAGAAAATTTTCAAGTGCTACTGCAAAATCTAAAGCAGTTAAATTTTTAAAAGGCTCTGCTTTTAAATGATTATCTTTTTTATCATATAAGCGTAATTTTACTGGTTGTGCAACGATAGGTGTTTTAATATACAAGGCAATTTCTAAATAACTGTATGAAGGTCTGGTTGATGCATATGATTTTGTTTCATAAGATACACAGTATTTATCAATAATATCTTTGATTTCTGGAAACATAAATTTAGTATCGTTCTTATTAATCGTCTGTACCATCTAATAATCCTCTGTTTTTAATTCTATTGTCTGAGTAACTAACTTACATTTAGCATCTTTTGGAATTGCATAAACATTACCATCATATAAACCAACGGCTAGGTTACACCAATACCTGTGTTCTAAGTAATTGTCATTAGTCATAGATGTTTTCATTAATGGCTGTCCCAACATTTCTGATTCAAAAGACATTACTAAATCATTACCATTGTGTAAGTGTTCAGTTTTAAATTCTTCTCCAAGAACAAAAATTGAACCTGAAGATATTTCATTTATCGGTTTTATTTCGTTACCTGTTTGCAATTCAATCATAATTTTACCTCAACTTTTGCTGGTATTTGCTTAGCTCTATCGCTTTTTTTAAGGTTAATAATCATATTCATTGTTATACAATCGCCTTTTATTCTTGATTCAAGAACATATCAACTATTACACTAATCCAATTTTCATTTAAGGTACAACACGTCATTGTTTTGACTTTCATTTTCCTACCCTTTTTTGAGGTCTTTTGTACAAATTTAACATTAATTACATTCTTTTCATTTAAGCTAGAAATTGCTTTTCTAGTATTAGATGGGTCTTTACCCATTTCTAATTCTCTTGAATATTCACTAACAGTGCCAACATAGGTATGATTTTCTCTGAACAATAAATCCTCAATGATTTTGCGTTCTGACCAAAATATCTGTCTATAATACTTATTAAAGGCGATTAATTGTTTCATTTGTTTCATTGCTTGATTTTCCACCATTATTTTCCTCCTATTTCGTTATTAACTTCCTGTTCTAACTTATCAAAAATCTCTTTGCCTTTCTTGCACATTCTAATACTTTTAACAAGCTTATCACTTGCCTTTTCAATAATCACATCTTTATTTTGAGTGACTATATTATCAATTCGTTTTCTCACTTCACTCATAATGCCTTCAGAAATTTGCTCAGATGTTGAACTGTATAAATTCCTATGGGCAGAATTATCAAGGATTGCATTCCTTATATATTTATCAATAAGTTCACAATAATATTTATCATAGTTTGATTGTGCAACCTCTTTAATCTTTTCCTCATCAATACTAATTCCAAACTGTAAAATATGTTCCATTAATTGTCCTTATCCTTCTTATCAATAAAATATTTGTGATATTCCTTCATTAATAGCTGATATGCTATATAAAGCTGTTTCTTAAATTCCCTCTCACTATCGTCAAGAGGTTCTCTTAAGTGTCTATATTCGCTAGTGATTGCTCTAATTCTATCCTTGAGGACATCACACGAAATCGGCGGCTTATCATCTACAACTCTAAACCAAATGAGCATACATTCGTCATCCGTGATAAATTCTGCACTTGTGTCTGCATTATACTTTTCTTCGCCATTAATAAGTACATCATCATTTTCGATTAATCTATCATACATATTAATAGTAATAGTTTTGTTAGTAATGATATGTACAATACTCATCTCAGTTATCGACTTATCTTGATGTAAATACAGATATCCTGTATCACCTATCTTGTGCCTTTGAATATCAATATAGTAGCTTAATTCATCTTCAGTACCCTCGTTGTAATCAGAACGAAAAAAATTCTTATAGTTGTTTAATATTTCAATATTCATCGCAATCACCTATATAAGTTTAGAAATTGAAATTACTTTCGTGTTTGACATGTGATCCAACTCTTGTGGATGTATATAAAGGCCGTTATAGCCTGGCACCATTCCACTACAAGAATGACCCGTGTGAATCTGAGCAAATTCAACCATAACACGTTTTTCAAAAAAGCCTCGCACCGTACCATATGGGTGTTCCATAAGGTCTCTATATTGTGCATTGGAAAGCGGAGTTATATGACCACTTGGCTTAGGCACATACCGAACCCGGTCACCTATGTGAAAATCACGCATAATATTCCTCCTGTATATTTAAATGAGATTGGATATTGAAACTATTTTAGGAGCAGCAAGAACCAATTCTCTGTAATCTACATAAAAACCTCTACCGCTTAGAACCGTTCTACCACAATCGTGCCCAGTTTGAATGGCGTCAAATTCAACTATTATATCATCATCAAGAAAACCTCGCACCGTACCATATGGGTGTTCCATTACATCATCAAACTCTGGGTTGAAACACGAAGAAAAAGTTAAACTAGACCCAAACTCCCCACATTTAGGTTTAAATCTTACTCTATCACCAATTTTAAATTTAGGCATAATATTGACACCTCTTTCTTATCACTTATATAAGGTTAGATATGGAAACCATAATTGATGTAGATGCGGCAGGGACTAATTCGGAATATTTTATATAAAGACCTTTGCGATCTGGCACCATTCCGTCACAAGAATGACCTGTGCTAATATTGTCAAATTGAACTATCACATCTCCACAATCGAAACCACGCACTGTACCGTAGGGGTTGGCTATTACTTCTCTATATTGTGCATCGGAAAATGAAGTTAAACTTCTGCGTCCATTCACACCCTTAGGTACAAATTTCACTCTATCATTAACCTTAATGTCTAATATGTGTGTACTCATAATTATTCTCCTTCGTATAGTTTTGGTGTACCATCAGGATTAACTAATACTGTGAGAGTTCCACAATTATAAGAACCCATAGACCTTGAGTACATAACCTTTGTGTCTGTATCATATACAATATCAAAGCAATGTTCAGATGATATTTTTATAAAAGTTCGTGTCGAGCTGCCACTCACATCACAACCTGTGAAAAATAAAATAGCAGCAACGGCCGCTATTATAACCACTGCTGCTATAATCTTAGATTTAATACTTGACATAATTATTAATTCCTTTCTTTATAAAATTATTGTTTTATGCACATTAAAATATATTGTTTAAATTAATTTTCTAATGTTAACGCAAATATTTGAAAACTGCGCCCCTTTTAACAGTTCATTATTGTCAACCCACCAACAACTCCCTATTTTACTATCACCGAATCCATTATGGCCTCCTATATTTCTGTCAAACTCTACAAGAACTTGATCCCAACCTGTATCTGTAGCAATTACCCTTCCTGTGATTTGCTCATAATATCCATTGTCATAGCCAATTCGCCCACTATATGTAATCCTCTGACCATTTTTGAAATTCATAACCATATCTCCTTCTTTGCTGTAAATGCAGAACACTAACTATACATAGTAAATATTCACTACTGGGAGGCTGAATATTTATGCATTGATGGTTGCCACCATATGGCACGATAGATAAAACCATATCGGTCGATTTTTATATGCTAATCGAAATTTTCTATAGTAAGTGTGTTAATTGTAACGACTTATGTTGCAACCATTGACGCCCTACATAACGCCTTTAGATTTCATAATATCTACAAGTGTAACTTTATCTTCTTTACTAATAATATGTCTTCTAACGCTTTCAGAAATGGTTTTCATAATAAAGACAGCTTGCTCTGGATTTCTCACTACATTAACAAGCTTATCTAACCTTTCATATGTATAAGCCACGATATACCTCCTTAAATAATTATTACGCACCAAATATCTCCATTACAGCTCTATGATATAAAGCTGTGTTAATCGAACAATTTGAACTAGACACAGAACTATTTAATTTTATTTCGTTAATCACAGACTTATCTGCCCGCAACTGTTTAACCTTTTTATGTATGGCGTCCTCCATTTGTTTGGTTATACTCCATTTTGATATATCTATATATATTACCTCCTATTTGCTAGCAATCATATAATTGCCTAATATAAATACAGCTGCGGTAAGCGTGAAAACCGCAGCTGCTAAAAACGTGGTTATGTCAAGATATTTATCTTTGATATTTCTATACAATAATAAAAACATCATACTTATACTAAATAATTCCGATATAACTCCACACATTATGTATAGTATTCTCATAAATTTCTCCATATCTATTACACAAACTATTTATATGATATGTATCCGGCATCCTGAAGACGCGTCGTCAGATTCATTAATCTGATTGGGTCGACTGTTTGATTAGCCTGTTATTTGCTGTGTTGTTTATTTTTAATTCTTTTGCAGAATTATATTGATTCTAGAACCCTTGTTTGATTTCATACCTATCTCACTCTTTGTAACGGAGACAAATTTGGATCTTCTGCGACTTAAGTGCGTCGTCTGGGTTGTCACTCCCACATCTTGATACGGTAGGTAAAACCATACCGCCAACTAACGTTGTACGCCTTTGTGTAATAGTAAATATTAAATTAAATTAACCCTTTTATCTCAACAGGATTGTTTTGCTTTATTGGCATATCCACCTCGCGATATGCCTGTGGTGTTGTTATTTTAACCTCTGAATAGAACTCATCCCATAAACATTTGTCGCCAGTTCCGGCCACCCCTTCGTAATCCGCTTCAGTATCAATATACCCATCTTCACGAACAATAATCACTCTACTGCCGTAACGAGTTCTTTGTCGGCAGTAGCTGTGTATCCAAGAACAGCCGTCATGTCGGCCGTAATCATACCATTTGAAATAATCCCATGAAATAAACACATCCTCTAGATTGTCATTATTTGAAGATATAAGCTTTGGATCTCTATAGTATTGGGCATCTGACAAAAGTTTGTACGCATCCTCATTTTCTGTTTTGGCTGCGTCATACATACGATAAAAGTCCGATTTTATCATTCGGATTTTTACATCACTACGTGTTGCCATTATATTCACTCCTTAGTCTCTTGGTAGACGACTTTCTTTTAAAAGCCGTTCGGTTGTTAATATGTACTTTTTGAATGTACCTGGGCTATCCCTTAAGATATCTAACTTTGTTGGGTTAGATTTTGTACGGTGTTTGTTCTTATATCTAGTGGATAAATATCCCCAATGGCAATTCATATTTTCAAACACGAGGTCATATGTTGTTTCGTAAGTTGGAGAGTCGTCGTCCAGAGCTTTTGCTAAAGGCTCAATATATTTAATGACGTTCAGCTTAAACTTTCTGTCCTCATTGTTGTCTTTTGCAGCCTGAATTAAATCATCTAATGTACATTCAAAAACTTCGTCAAATGGCTTAGCGTTCGGAAGTACATCAATAGCCCTTAGATTGGCCGTATCAACGCCAAAGTCCTTATGATAATCTTTCATAATCTGCTCAAGAACAAGACCATGCGACCTCTGTAACGCTTGAATAATTTTTCTAGTAATTTGCTTAGGGGAACCCGCATCGTCCTTAAGCCTACCTAACTGGATTAGTTTCTGTTGAACTCGAGCTGTGTAAATTGTATATTCCTTAGGAATATGTCTGTATTGTTTTACAGTCTTCTTAGTTTCGGATGTTTGCTTCATAGCATCGTTAACAGCCTCTTGAATTAATTGCCTCAAATCCGATAACCCAATATTCAAAACCTTAATTTCTTTCTCTTCATACATTTTCGTTTCCTCTACTTTCTGAATAAAATAATACTTTTATTTATTACAAATACTCATTTGTAATGCTAATGCCTTATTGCACTAACCACACGATGGAATCATATCTTATATTCGTTAATCGGCTGCTAATGAGCTACTTAGCCTCCAATTGGGGAGGCTAAGAGCTACGTTAGCGACGTATTAAGGGATATAAGGCAGTGTGGTGCCAAACTATGCAGTACGATAGGTAAAACCATATCGCTCGACTTACTATGTAATGGTCGAAATAACTATGGTTAGTACAATAGTTAATTGCAAACTACATCCCTTACAAAAGTTTCGACAGCGATACTATCAAGTCGTTATTGTGTTCAACAACTAGATTGTCTGGACATATATACACACCCTTACGAGGCCTTGTAATTCCATTTCCATCATGACCAGTATGAATACCTTCAAACTCAACTAAAAAATAGTCACGACCTTTCGCACACACAACGCCATACGGATGCTTTATTAAATCTTTGTACAGGGTAAGGCTTAGAGACGAAGCCCTACATGCTTCCTGCATAGACGTTGAAGTAAACATAACTGTATCTCCAACTTTTATATTTTTCGTATATTCCATTTACAAAGCTCCTTTATTAAGGTCTTCTTTCATACATTTAGAAATGTCAACGCCAAACTTTTTATTATAATTATTGATTAAATAATCATACTTACTTGGCTCAATGCTTCTAAAGTAAGACAATTCACCACCTAATTTTTGAATGCTTAGCACATCCCAAAACTTGCCATTTTTATGGTCAATAATATATCTACTTAATTTCGATTTCAGCAGTTTCTTTCTTTCATGACCGATAGTGATTTCGTTATCTTTGTTTAACATAACTCCTAACATCCAGTTTCTACCAGCCGTACTGCCATAATGGGTTTTCTTATCATTTAATGTAAATGGTGCGTCAAAATGAGCCAACGCACTTTTAACATAGTTTACAATGTCTGTAAACATAAATGATACTCTACAGCTAATATCTATATCGTCTGCGTATCGGGTGTAAACATAGTGATTGTTGTTGTAATCCTTTAACCTATTTGATACCTCATAATCAATGGGTATCATCATCAGATTTGTTAATAACGGACTAATTGGAGTGCCTTGTGGCAAACCTCCGTTCAAAAAACATAGCTCTAATGATTTTTTTAATATTAATTCGGTCATACTATTTTTGTATAATTCCGAAATGGGGAAGATTTTTCTTAGCATCTTGTGTAAAAACTCTGGAGTAGTGCTTCCAAAGAAGTTACTCATATCAATTTTGAGCACCCATCTACTCTTGTTTCTTTGATGCCTTTTTACTGCGTCAACCGCACATCTGTCCTGCACATAAGCAAATGCAGATGTGTGGTGAGTTGCCGGAAGTTCTTCCTCGAATATACGCTTTAACTCTCTCAAAGCCGTCATTAAAGGTGGTAACGGTTCGTCTATCTGTCGATATCCACCCTTAGCTTTTGGAATAAAAAATGTATGATATAACTCTTTACGGTCAATATCATATAAATCCTTATGTGTTTGTACAAAATTCCACAACTTACTATAGAATGAAGTTGTGTTTACTTTTCCTCTTGCCAGTTCTGAAGGAGAATCAGCTTTATATGTTCGTGTTGCACCTGGCACAACACCTCTATTTTTGTATTTCCAATCGGCTGATCCAGATAACAAATCCGAAATTGTGATTTGCGGTTGTTTGTTTCTGTATGGGATTGTGATATATACTGAATTTGAACTTGACATAAATTTCTCCCTTGTAAAGATCTAATTATATATGTTGTAGGAAGACGATTCCTCCTTGAGTCTTGTCCGTGTACTATTTGCAACTATTTTATGGGACTTTATATTTATAGTCTTAAGTTGCATCTTGAACCGGATTTGGCAGCGTGGTTCCGTCCTTCCAACATTGCGATACACTAGGTAAAACCATAGTGCGGTTAGCACCTACTACATCTTTTTTTAATAAGACAATTAATATACCGTTAACTGTCCACTAAATGGATTTACGATTACAAATGAATGCAAAGTCTTTTTGTTAATAAAGTTTACAAAGTTTGCAACACCGTATGACACAATACAGTGTACTGTTGGGTTTACTCCTAAAACTCCCCCACAGGCTGACTTTGGAGTAGCTTCGTCTGCTTCGTCGTCCGTAAAATCCATACTACTGATAAAGTTATGTATACTGTCTTCATTAGACCAGTCAGCAGCATAATGCTGAGCATCTTCCAGTCCAGTTCTAAAGTCAAACATCGCAGTCACACATCTGTTATCTTTGAATTTCTCAGCGATTTCTCTTCTTAATTTGACACTATCTACCGCCAAGAACACATAGCCGGAAAGTTTTTGGCCATTCCAACCAGTGTCGACTAGCTTAATATTACTTTCTGGGATGTCTGGATTGATTGATAGGATACGGTTTTTAACCGCATCAACCTTCAAACTGCCAATATCCGAATTGACGAACATCTGATTTGCGATATTGTGAGGTTCGACTTTATCAAAGTCGTACAACACAAATCTTGTTACACCTAATCTAGTAAGCTGTTCTGCGATTGTGCTACCAACAGAGCCACACCCAATGATGTGAACCCTACCTTTGATATTTGACGGATTGAAATATTCTAAGGATTTTGTCAAATCCATATTACCATTCCTTTCTTAGTTACATATCGTATCCGTAGTTATATCCTAAATAACTATCATAATTCTCATACCATATGTAGTCTTCAATGTATTCTTTTGCAATCTTTAATAAGGATTTGAACGAGGTGTCCTTAACCAATCCTTGCTCATACTGGTCTTCAATAAAGTCTACCGCCTCTTGGGCGTCATAATATGACACTCCTTTCATAGACGCTCTTACCTGTGCAGGAGTAATAATAGACCTAATATCTTTCTTTAAATCATCGTCAACCTTAGCAGTAGTGGAAGCCTTTGTAGGGACAACAGAAACCACTTTTGATGTTTTATTTCTAACATTCTTTAGTGACTCTGACATCCAATCCGATAATAGACTGCCATCGTCTTTACATACATCGAAGACAATCTCCGTATTTGCTTTTGATGTCGATGATTGCTCATACATAACATTCTTTTGAATGTCATACAATCTCACCGTCATATCACCACGCTTATTTACGATTAAAAAGATATAAAAGTCATCGCCTCCGAGCTGGGATACTGTATCGGTTTGAAAATTCTCATCCGTTCCTGACGGAGTTACTCCCATATTTACGTGTGAATGTCCGTGGAATCTGAGTTTGTTAAATGTGTCATCATCAAGTCCTTGCTTCCATTCAGCAAATTCCTCGTCTTCACAAGTTACCGTTGCACCAGTAACTTCTTGAGGAGGTACAAGAATGTCCGTGATTACATATGAGTTATCTCCAACCTTGTCGACTGTGCCATACCAGCCGATTTCTTTATCGGCTTGAGCCACTAATGACTGCATTTTTACATAGGTGTTTGATGTCATATACACATACACACAGTCTTCATCCGAAGATTTTTCAAGATTTAGATATTTACTACATTTTTGGTGGCCAGAGACCACCTTAGATAGCTCATCTTTTGCCTTTGCAATTTTATCTTGAGACTCTTTTTGAATGTCATCAATGATGCCTTGCAAGACGCTATCATAAATATCCTGTGTGAGTTTAATTCTTCTCATCTGACTTTTCCTCCTTCAAAGCTTTAAGCAATTCTTTTGCAGCTAAGTCTTTCTCTTTATAAGTGAAATATTTGTTATCACTGTCAAAAGCATTGCTTAAATATGAGCAAAATGCCTCCATAACTGGCGTGTCATTTAAGTTTAAACTGCCAGTCGCAACAATGGTTGTGAGAATACCAGATTCATATTCTCCGCTTCTTGCTTTATCACCAAGCGTTGTCTCATAGCTGCCCATGCAGCCATATTTAATTAAATGTGGATTTGGAAGATAGCCTTGGGCTTCAATATCTGTATTCGTTATATCTCTGAGCGGCATAAATGTGCCGCCCACGTCTAATCGCCAGTCTGCATAAAGCTTGATATGTACAACCTCATCTACAAATATTGCCTTATATAAGGCAATAACATTATCTGAGAAGTTATATAGGTATGAGTTTTCGTTACCTAAAACATCTTCAGCAATATCAGGACTATAGTTATCTAATGGTGTTGTTACACTATATGTAAGTCTAGATTTTTGTTTAAATTCGTTAAATTTTAGATTGCTATTTGTAATAAATAGATTGGAGATAGATGTGTCGTTGTCAGAAGACACTTGATATTTTAACGCACCTAGTTCCTCTGAAACCGTATTCCACCTATTCAAAAGTTCGTTTAAACGGTTACGATACTGCTCAATTTCACGAGCAGTATCGTCATATTGGTCTTGTTTTCGCTCTATAAGTCTATCCTTTATAATTTTTGTAAAGTTATCTAAGCACATATGAATATACCTATCAAAGATAGGATATTGTTCACAAAACTTGTCTAGCTGAGATTTACACTCTGCCTCTGTAATTTTCTGTTCTGAAATACCTATTATGAAATCTCTTTCATCGTCACTTAAAGCAATTTTCTCAAATAACCATTTACAAAGTCTCGGAAGTAACGCAGCAGTGATTATCTGAACATCACCGACAAAAGATTCTGTTATGATTACAACTTTTTTATTTGGGCTTGATGTATATATTTGTACAGCATATCCTGCGTCTTTATATGCAATCTCGCCTGCTTTATCTCTTTCATATGTAGATACATCTACTGTCTCTGTAGTAATTATGACCGATGTGTCATCAGCAGAGACATCGCTAACATCTAACTCAGAAAATACCCAATGGAATTTCGTACCTTCCAATCTTCGATATATGAGGTATCTCATAATTGCAAGGCTTGTTAAGTTGGTAAATCTATCGTCAAACACAATATTGTCAAAAAATATATCGGCTTGATTTGATAAAATTGTACCATTATTAATATTTACCAAAATTTATCACTCCTTAATTAAATTAATCTTATGGTGAACTTTCTTACCCTTTTTGATAACAAGTTCATTATCAGTAAAGTCATCTTCCTTAATTTCTAGGAAAACATCAGATACCTTAACGTCATCTACAGAGATACCGTTCTGAGTGATAAGTCTTCTACCTTCACCCTTACTTGAGATAAGACCACACTTAACAAGTAGGTCAAGAATTTGGATACCCTCACCTAGTTCATCCTTAGTTAGGTCTGTTGATGGCATATTAGCATCT